GCTTCATCTCTGCAACTGCAACTGCTGTTCAGGGACCTGTTCGCCTGAATGGATTTAGCAACGTTGCTGCTATTGACAGTCTGCGTTTGCTGCCTTCTCCAGTAACAGGAGAACTTGCCAATGTTAATATCTTCCCATCTCCCGAAAGGGAGCAGTTCGGTGCTGGTGGATGGACTATCACTGGTGGTACTATTACTGCCGATGCGACTACGGGTCCTGATGGTACTCTGACCGCAGACAAGTATATTCCTGGTAACAATACTTCTTTCAAAGTTGTGGAAAGAACTTACACGCTTCCTTCCTATGACACCTTTGATGATAGCACTATCACCTTTGATGATACCAATAATACCTTTGACGAGGGCGACTCCAATTCCTTCCAAGAGTACACTTGGTCTTGTTTTGTTAAGCAAGGTGAATATTACAAGTTCCGTCACAGCATTGCCTGGAGTGCTAACGATAAGGCAGAATTCACTTGGGACGCTGTAACTGGTGCTGTTGGTCCTTCGCTGTTTATCTCTGGTAACGTTGTTGTTGGTGATGGACTCACCTCTAGCAGCACCTTTGCCGAGTCTGAAGCTAAGAAGGGTATCTCCTGGGGTGTCAAACCCTATGGTTTCGGTTGGTTCCGTCCTTTCATCACAATTCGCGTTCCCTTCGGTATCTCACAACTTGAGATCAAAGAATACATGCTGAATAACACTGGTACTCTTTCGGGTACTGGTTCTGAAGGTAATGGCACCAACGGTTCTTACATCTGGGGTGCCGAACTCAATAAGGGCGGACTTGGAATTTACACTGCCAACAGCGGCGAGAAATTCTATGTTTCCGATGAATATAATATTAAGAAGTTTATTATTGATAGAGCTGAGGACTTCATTGAGGCACAACTCAATGGCACTCATGTCAATCCTGCTCCTGAGTCTGGCGCGGTTCCTTACTATGATCCGCAACTGAATGATCGTTATGATGTTGCTGAGGTTATGCTCAGACTCACTAATACATTTGATCTGTATAGAGAGCAACTAAAAGATACCAACTATTATGTTGATCTTGATACTGTAGTTGGTATTACAATTCCCGCTCAGACTTATGTTGCTGGCGGATCTAGAAATATTCCTGTTCCTATCAGTAAGGAACTGGTAGGATCCGACTTCTTCTACGGTCTGTCTTCGGATTCCTATGGTGAGGTTGAAAAGATTACCTTTAGTGAGGCAACTATTGCTAAGATCTATCAGAGATTTAAGTTTGATCCAGATCAAGTCGTTCTCGGCACTGCATCTAATGACTTCAAACTTGGTGAGTCTATTCAGACTACTGGAAATGCAGCGAATACTGGAACCATCTACGGATTCCATGAGGATGAAAACTTCCGTTATATGGATGTTATCATTACCGCTGGTAGTTTTGCAATTAACGATTCTATCACGGGCGCTCTTAACGGCACCCTAATCCAAGGTGGCATCAACTTGGTGGGTTCCTTCACAAACCTCACTAACGCTGGTGCTGATCCCAACAGAGTCCAAGGTTCCTATACTGTCACGGCAACTGGTGGAACTGGCAACCCTCAAGCGACGTTTGATGTATCGGTTGATGATACTGGTGCAGCAAACGTAACTATCGCTACGGGTGGTGCTGGATATACCATCGGTGACGTTCTTACCCTGCAAGATGTAAACCTGGGCAATGGTGGTGGTGCTAACATCACTCTGGAAGTCCAGACTCTCACCAATGCAGGCATTCAGGAGATCACTAACAGACTGCAAGTCATTGACCTCCAGAATACAGTTGGATTTACTAGTGGGTATTCCTTCAAAGGATATACTTCTGGGGAAACTGCAATCACCTCTAACTTCATTGAGAACTCTGGTGCAGTTACAAATAACCTTGGCGGTAAACTAACCATTGATACCGAAAGCATCAGTGGATCTTTTGAAACTACTTCTGTCATCTATCCGTTCCAGACTAGAGTCTTCCTGGATATGATTACGCACCCGTTGATCCCAGTATCTCTGGATGTTGGTGACAAGGTTGTTGCAACTGGATATACTCGCTTGGGTGTCTCTATAGGATCTCAATATGCCGATCAAGACTTTGCTGTTGGGCAATTTGTTTACCAGGCAAACAATAATCTCTCTCAGATTTTTGAAGGTGCATACGGTTATGTGACTGGATGGGATAGTGATAATAACTACCTGTACGTCTCTCCGATTGGCAATTCTGTATTCCAGAACGGTCAGTTCATTGCACAGTATCCTATCGGCAACACGTCTCAACCCACCATCTACGCTACGGTATCCACTACAATTACTAGCAATACCACTGCGTACGGTACGGTCACCCGTATTGATGCTCTGGGTCTTTCTAAGAGAGTTTACTTGGGTGATGTTGTTGGCACCTTTACGGGCAATGACACTGTTATTTCTGACGCTGGATTCAAGGCAGCATCTTATGAAAAGGTAGATGTTGTTGGTAGAACTAATCGCTGGTTCGTTGGTTTTGATGGAGTACAAACTTCCTTCAAACTTACCGAACAAAACGGTACGCCATACTTCCCCGATCCTGAAGGTCATATGATGATCTTTGTTAATGGTATTCTGCAACCTCCTGGCGCAGGCGGTTCCTATAGTGCCTTCTCGGATGTTATCCAGTTCAACGAAGCACCTACGCTTGGTTCTTCCTTCACTGGTTTCTATCTTGGTAAGATGCGTCAGTTGGATGATATCAGCTTTGAGTTTGACTCCTTGCGTTCGTCCTTCAACCTCAAGCGTTCTGGTACATTCTACTCGCTCGCGCTCACGGAAGGTGTTCAGTCTACCGAGTCCATCATCGCAGATAATAACATCATTATCTCGCTCAATGGTGTTATTCAGGAACCTGGAATTGGTTTTGAACTGGTTGGTTCTCGTGTCGTCTTCAAGGAAGTTCCTCGTGTTGGATCAACGTTCGTTGGTTTCGCATACATCGGTTCTGACGCTGACGTTACGAGATCGGTTGTCGTACCCCCGATTGAGGCAGGAGACCTCCTTGACATCCAAGGTGAGACGGTAGACAGAGAAGTCGCTGTTATTGAATCTGCAAATACTCTGGTTACATTTGAATACATCGGTTCCGTATTTGGACGCGATGCTGAAGCAACTGCAAACCTGCTGAAAGGTAGAGTTGACTCGGTACAGGTCACCAATCCTGGTTCTGGATACACTGGTCGCCCGATTGTTCGTGTTGACTCTTCCTCGGGTCTTGATGCTAACGTCAAGGCGCTGGTTGGCGTCTCGCGTGTAGATACCACCAACTCTGGTAGTGGTTATGCTTACCCCGAAATTGATGTTCTTACGGTCGTTGCTGATGATTATACCCCACCAAATCTCGCAGATTATGGTCAGGAAGCTCTGTACACCGTAGAGGTTGTTGATGAGGATCTGATTAGTGTAACGCCTGAGAATCTGGATGACTTCAACAGTGGAGACATTCTTGGTCAGGGCACTTCAGATCCAACTGAGACTCCCACAGAACTCGCAGACTTCTCCACGAATGGAACTTACAATGTCGCTAACATCTGGACGAGTGGTTCCTAAATATTAGAAAGGTATACAGTAAAGATGCCACAGTCAAATACAACAGCAGTATTGGAAGATGGGGTGCTGACGGTTACTACCGATCAGCGTCCCGAACCAGCTCTTTTTGGAGATCCGTTGGGTTCTGGGAATTTTCCCAATAATCCAAATACGGTATCTGCTCAGGAGGGAGAGTTCGTATTTACTCTGAGGGGAGGAACTAATACTTCTAATCCTCAGGCAACAACTCTCGGTGCTCATGGTATTGCTCTAAATGGAGTTGTATTATTCAATCCTTCCGCTGGTCCTGGTCCTCTGCCAGGTCGGACTGTTGCACCTGCAAATGGATTCAATTGGAATGCAGTTTTTAATGAGTCTGTTTACGGTGTAGATGCATGTGGTGGACACGCTGAGCAAAATGGTGAATATCATTATCACTCTGGTTCCTTTTTGGTAAACTGCTGGGGCAATTCTTTGATCCAGTCAAATGAATATTTTAGTTCCTCTAATTTTGAGGGGAACTACTTTAGACATCCTGACGGACACTCAAAAATTATAGGATTCTGTTTTGATGGATACCCCATCTATGGTCCATTTGGATATAGTGCGGGTGAAGATAATACTAGTGGAACCAAACGTGTTAGATCCTCATATAGACTACTTACAAGTCCTCGTGATGGCAGAACTTTCAGCTACAGTCAATATGCTGCTGGCAGTTTTGTGCAAGACTATGAATATGTGAACGGTCTTGGTGACCTGGATGAATATAATGGTAGATATTGTGTGACCCCAGAGTATCCTGACGGCACATTTGCATACTTCATCACTCTTGACGAGGAAAACGAACCAGTATACCCATATATTTTTGGTCCACAAACGAAACAACAACGTCAATGGCCTCCCGAAGATTATGAGGGTGATGATCACAGTGGTCCTGTTGGTCCTCTTAGTGCTGAAGACATTCTGAGAATCACTAAGCAGTGGAGTCAAGCGTCATTTAATTATGACTCTGTTGTAAGTATGCCTGCGACTCCGCCGCCTGGATCTCCTGCACTTCCATCTAGACTTCCCGTCACTATCCTACTTCATGGATCTGGTGGCAATGGAAATGGATTGATTAGTGTGTGGAGAGACAGACTTCCTGGTGATATATTGGTCGCACCAACTGGATATCTTAACAAATGGAATATCATTGATGAAAGTAAAGCACCAGATATTGAGTATCTGACCCAATTGATAAGAAATCTCAGACAGTATAGTAACGTTGCTCCAGATAAATTTAGAATACTTGGTATTTCTAATGGTGGCGCTCTGGCACTGAGAGCATTGTTAGAACTTCCTGATGCTGGATTGGAAACAGTTGTCTGTGTTGTGTCAAGTCTCCATAATCAACAGTATAGAGACGGTGCATTTTACCGACCAAGTGATCATGAAAATACGGGATCTGCCAATGAAAATTCAGGTTATACCGTAGAATTTACTCCTCCTACTGGTAGAAAGTGTTTGTTAGTACAAAATACTAACGATTCTGTTATTCCTTATGCTGGAGGTAGTAGTGCTGGTGTTCCAAATACCGTATTTTATGCCGCTCAGTTCTCTGCCTGGGCACTAGCAAAATCTCAGGGATACACTGGGAATCAACTAGGAGAATTGCAGGGAGAGTACATGGATGATTATTCAAACGTGTATCTCTACAAATATCTTGCTAATGCTGTTGTTCATGCTAGAAGTGATGCTGGACATGATACCAACGAAGGTCTGAACGTTTTGATACGTCAGTACATTGAGAGTGGTGGTCTCAGCGCAGGTTGATTTTAACTCTAATAAATAACTAAAAACCTTGGTCTAATGGCAAAAGAAATTCTGCAACTAGGTAATGCTGCCAACGACGGAACGGGTGACTCCCTCCGAGCGGGTGGCACCAAAGTCAATGCAAACTTCACCGAGTTGTATGATGCCCTCGGCGGAACTGCTGGCGCTCAAAATATTCT